GGTACGGAGTCGCGCTAATAGCGGCCGTGTAGGTTGACATTCGGGGTTCAAAGTTTTCCCCAGTAAAGTAGAACCGCCCTTCGGCATCATTGGCAATCAGTGATTGCGCCACGTCCACGTCGGAGTACCAAGTCAACCAGTTGGTCTCAAAGACTTCGTTCCTGTATACGCGATAGCGATTGGTAGTCTTAATATTTCCAGTAGTGGTAAACACCAGCCCCAACCCAGCAAGAGGGTCTAGGCGTCCGGAGGTTAACTTGCAGTTAAGAGCCCTAACCGCTTGGTTTGATTTAAGTAGGCGGTCGCTTGTACGGGGAACTTGTCCCCGAAACGCTTTGATGTTTATAGCAACCATTGTGCGGCCTTTTAAGTTATGGAGCCGTAGCGCGTGCCCGTGACTAACCAAGTCGCAAATGAATTTCCTACTACCGCAAGGCCACCAGCGCCTCCGGCGGTTGCATCACTGCCACCGTAGTTTTCTCCCATTACGCCTGAAGAACCCCAATTTCCTCCGGGGCCACCGGTTCCAGCACCGGGTGTGTTATTTGGAGACGCTGCGGCAGCAAAGGTTCCGTATGGAGTTTCACCTGATCGACCGCCAGACCCAGTAATAGAATTATTACGACCCGTTCTACCACCGCCACCGCCGCCGCCAGCACCACCTCCTGAGCCATACCCACCGCCGCCGCCGCCGCCGCCAATAATGTTATTGTTCGTTAGGGTGGTATTTCTAAGCAACCGCAGCGCGGGGCCGCCAGCAGAACCGCTTAAACCTGATCCAGAATTGGCTCCGTTGCCGCCTTGCCCAATGATGTACCCATTGTTGATGACTGTTACCGTATCGTAGGGGCTAAATGCCGAATCAACTGTTAGCGCGTAAAGGGATGTGCTATTTGCGGAAATAACAATTCCGCTTGCAATTGTAAAAATAACGTCCGTTAAACCCGGCAAATATCCCGGCCCGGGAGATGGTGAGTCTGAAGCAACAGTAGTGGGACTAAGAGAATAATTAAAAACATCACTCGAAATAGTAATTGTTTTTGTTAACCGCTGCCCCCCGCTGCCAGAAAGGACGTTATGGATTGCGGCCATCAGAACACTCCGGCCCCAGAAATTACAGCCGTAGTTGCATTTATGTAAACAACAGTTGCAAGACCGTTAAGTGCAAGGCTCCTATTTCCGGTGCTTCCAAGTCCAGCCCAGTAAAGAGTCAAGCTAGTTCCAGAAACTAAAGACTTTGTAGTATTCGTGCTGTTGTAAATTGTCACAACATCATTGGCTGCAAAAATATTGGCGGGTAACGTTAAGGTAGCAGAAATTGATACTAGGCCCCCGCGATCTGTAAGAACAAGAGTCCCCGTAGTTGTGCTGGGAGAAAGCGACCGTAAGCGATCAACAAATGCGGTACTGGCAAGAGCTGTAGTATTAGTTCCCGAAGCCTGAGTAGTAGTCGTGCCGGTGTAAACGCCGTTAAATGTGTTAGCCCCGCTAAAGGAGTTATCCCCACTAAAAGTGTTGTTACCGCTCAGGGTATTAGCCCCGCTCAGGGTATTAGCCCCGCTAAAAGTGTTAGCCCCGCTGAAGGTGTTAGCTGCGCTAAAGGTGTTAGCTGCGCTGAAGGTGTTAGCTGCGCTGAAGGTGTTAGCTGCGCTGAAGGTGTTAGTCCCACTAAACGCGTTATTTTGCGAGGGAATAGCCAAGGCTACGGCCAAATCAGCAGCCGTAACTCGTAGCCCAACAACTGTACCGGCAGTAAAAGCAAGAGCTGTTGTACTTTCTTGGCCACGAATTACGTTGCTTAAAATAGCTGAGCCAGACGCTCGTGTGCGTACATAAACAATTTCTACGTTCCCTGCTGAGTCTTGAAGAGTAACCTTAAACCAGTTGGTCGCCGCCGGAACTGAGCTTGTGCCCGTGTTGGCTACGGGAAAAAGGTCTGCGCTAGCGGAGTCCACGACAATAGATGTCGCCGTATCCGTAATGGTAGACGCAAGCACCGCTCGGGCGTTATTAGTAAATTGTTGTGGCATAGCTCACTCCATAGAGACTGAGGGGCATTGTAACCCCATATACGCCCAGCCGTCAAAGCGTAGACAGTCTGTCTTGTGTTTTAAAACGGCGAATATCAACGCGATTGATTTTCATACCGATATTAGACTGCACCAGTATGAATTATTTATAAATTTCTACGCTAGGGCAGACGCGGCGGATTGGACTTCAGAAACCCTACGGCTCCATCCCTTGCCAAAGGTGGCGAAGGTGGGCAACCCCTCAAGGAACTGTAGTCGTCTGTCGTTGTACTTGGCAATAAGGTCTTGTACATCCATCGTGTGTACAGCAGCCAAAGTACCTTTACCGATAGCCCCGTCAGCAGTAACTTCCACAATTTCCTGCAACCACTTTGCAGCTCGTCCGGGGCCGCTATTGATAGCAGCGTCAAAGACGGCATAGTCAAGCCCTGACGGAAGGTCATCACCGGCAACTTTGTCCCAGTACTTGCGTTTGTATAGCGGGGCAACAGAGTCGGGAGTTAGCGCCCTCATGTCGGCTTCAGACACCGGATGCCCAACATACTCTTCCCAAGTGTTCTTAGTACAGCCAAGATTAGTCATTCCACCGGGGTCTTTTGGGTGATTAACAAAACCACCCTCCGATTTAAGTACGTGGTCTAAAGCTGCTTTAAAGTTAGAGTTCATTTTATGTAAAGCCTTTGGTTAATAGAAGCCCTGACGTACCCGTCGTCTTTTGAGTTAACTGGCGAAAGTGCATGCGGCTCAAAACTTGGAAAAATTAAACAGCAATTGTCCTCTAGGTGCGGTGTGTAGTCGTACCGAGTAAAGGTTAATTTACCACCCTCAAAATCTTTACCTAAAAGAATTGGGTACAACATAGTCACGACTGCGGCATCTTGGTGCGGGAAATAGCTGCTGCCGTTTTTATAAAGCTGCACATACGTAGTGTCGTGGTTGCTTGTTGGTATATACCCAATAAACGGGTTATCTTTATCTTGCAATACGCCTTGCGTACAAAGGCTAAAAACCTCTCGGGTAGAAGTAAGTATTTTGCTTGCTTCGCGCTCTTGCCCAAAAACTTTATCTAACCAAGTAGATGGGGTGTTGGCAGTATTAAGCAGCTTTGTATGGTGTGCATCCTCGGGCACAACACTTTCCACAACGGGAATTAACGAAATTATTTCCTGTTTAATAGCGCCCAGAGTTACACCATCAAAAAAGTTGTAGATGATGGTGTGGTGAAACGGATGTTTCATGTGCTGGATTATCACTTCTTAGCCCTCATGTCGGCTAATTTCTCAAGCGTTCTGCCACCAAAATACGCACCCATTACAAGCATCCCCCACTGCCCAAGCAGCGTAACGTAAGACTCGGAAATCTTAAATCCGAAGCCGTCCAAAATAGCCAGCGTAAGGTACGCTGTCAGGATATACACCAAGGTCATTGGACGTACGTTTTTAGACAGCCACGAATCCGAAGCCATGTCAGCAGTCCAGCGGTCTGTGGTGTTTTGCTGCTCGGCTTTAAACATCTCGGTCTCGTTTGCCATCTTCGCCAGTTCACCGTTTTGCTGCATCTGAAACAGTTCAGCTTTGGCCTTTTCAGCAGCAATTGGGTCAGGCAAAAAACGGTCAATGAGTTTGCCCCCAATAGCGGCAAGTGGGTTTAGGTCACTCAAGGTCATTGTTTACTCCTAGATAACATGGTTGCGGCAATACTCAGCATTGTTCGTGCTGACTCTAAGTTTTCGGGTTCGGTTTCCCATCCCACGGTTATCTGCCCCACAAACCGCCCCGGCTCTGGTGGAACACTGATTCTGCAAGTATAGGTAACACCCTTGTTGATGTACCAAATACCCATTTCAGACTGCGCCGTGCGGTACTCCCCGCAAGGGATTTCGTTTGCCATCAGTTTTACAACATCGGCGTTATTGGCTGCGTTCTGCGTGAACAGTCCAACATCCAGCCCGTCATTGGTTTTGTCTCGCCCATCCTTGGCATAGGCTCGGTACAGCACACGAGTACCAAACATAGGGTTGACTTTAAAAACCGCAACCACAGTGGCGTTGGTAGTTTTAAACAAGTGGGCAGACGCATCTTCAACCCTGTCCTCGGCAATGCTGGGTATCTTCTTGGATTCTTTGTAAGCCCCAATCAGCAAGTCTTGGTTTGTGTACACAAAATAACCAGCAAAAGCAACTACGCCCATGACAAGGATGGCGGCAAGTTTAAATGGCGAATCTACATACCCCAGAACTTTGTCAAGGGTTGAATTAGCGTTTAACGTTCCTTCGCTCATAGCTTCCCTTTCATTTCGATTACACCCCAAGCCACCAAAATAAAGATGGCTGCAGCCACCAAGATACAAAGCCCCATTGTGATGGCCTCGTCAATCTCTGCCTTGCGGTTCTTAGCCGCTTTAGCATCCAATATCTCCTGTGTTCTCCTGCGCTGCACAATCGAATTGCGCTCAAGCAGAATCTGACTCCAAAGCTGGCTGTGACCCTGATTGATAAAGTGCCACTTGAGTTCTTCTTCAGCCCGATTCAGTTCATGCAACTGCATGACCGTGGACATTGCTTGGCTGGTATCTGAACTGTACTTTTTCTTTGGGTCTTTAACTGCTTCCTTGGCTACCTTTTCCTTCGCGTCAAAAAACTTCATCACGTCATTCGTGATGCCTTGGACATCCTTGCCCATCTTGATGGCTGCTTGGATGCCTTTGATGGCTCCTTGGGCAACTGCAAACGCTGTTAGGGGATCAATCACTTTTTAGGCTCCAGCACCCACCGGCAGACTCTACCGTCCTTATCTAAAAATTCATTGGCTCCGTACTTTTCGCTGGGCAGCACAACGCGGCACACCAACACGATTCTTGTCTCGGTGTTGGGCCATTGAACTTGAGCAGAGGCAATTGCATCTATCACTTGAATCCGTGGTTCTTTGCAAAGTCAAATATAAGGTAGGCTAAACCTGCAAGCGCAGCCCACACCAAGCCGCCCAAGGTCTTCTCAATGATGGCCTGGCGTAACTTAATGGACTGCTCTTGCTTTTCAATGGCAAGTTTGACCCAACGCACCTCATCTTCAGACAGAGTAGATGATGCTTTAATCGCCGCAGCAATATCGGCAACGAGTTCAGCGCGTTCGGATTGGTTCATGATGAGCCTTATGTTGGTTAAGCAGCCGGAGTTTCTACGGCAGATTCTACCGCGTCAGCCAAAGTTCGACAACATTTTCTGCCACAGCACAACGGCAAAAACAAAAATTGCAAACAGCGCAACAGTAAACGCAATTAAAACTGCAAAAAAAGTAATCTCCACTGGGATTACATCCAGTGGAATGTGCTTCCACAAAAAGTACATAAACCGTTCTACCATTATTGAGTAAAAGTCCATTATTTAATTTTACCGGTCAAATTAATATACGCAGTTTCAGCAATATGCTTTTCAATCAAAGATGCTACGGACACAATAACGCGATCCCCGTTTTTTATGGGTGTAGACGAATGCTCCTCAATACTAGAAAAACACACCCAAGCATCTCCCTCTTTTACTCCGATTTTTACTCCGTCTAGTATAGGCTCACCACCGAACTTAGGCATTTCTACGGCTACGTTACACCGAACATGGTGAAAACCTTCTGGTGCTGGATCGGTATGTATATGTACATGCGCCCCCATTAAGTAGTTAGTGCCTACAAAATGCCCCAATTCAGGTTCTTCCATCTCCCACACCAGACCAAAACGGAAAAACAACTCGTTAACAATACTTTGGTCTATTTTTACTTTTGGAACAAAACGCCGACCGTATCCATTTGCACGCATTTTTCCATGACTAATCAACGGTTTTAACTGTTCAGCTATATCGGGGGCGTGTATGACCCGCTGCATGAATTTTACTGGTTCACCGTAGGTTTGGCAAAGGATAACGGATTTACGCCTTTTGGGACGGTAGCTGGATCAATGATGTCTTCAACGTTTTCACCAAAACGCAGTGCGTGTATGCAATAGGCTACGGTGTCTGGTTCCAACGCTACCAGCTTGTGTTCCTTTTCCGCCTTAATGTAGATCATGTGGGGGGCTGAAAACTGCGTAACCACGCCGTCTACCTCAAGCTCTACAGAGCCAGAAGCCAGCAACGTAAGGTGATCGAACGGGTGTGTGTGCCCGTGCTCAATGTCGCCAGCAGCTTTAAAGTGCATCATTCGGCAAAACAAGTTTGCCACGCAACTTATTGCTATGTGCGGGGGTAGGTTCATCGGTTACCGTCCATGAAAGATGTGGTGGGTATCTCGTTCCAAAACCACGTCCATGTTGTTTGGTCTAGCGTGGCTTCTTGATTTGGTTTTGGGCCGTAAAACACATTGTTCAAAGCGTCATAGCTAAAGCCAATACCCGCGTAATGCGCTCTAGGGTTATCGGCGGTTGTTTGGTACGTTTGAATCCACAAATCTTTATCCGGCAGAGTATCAATAAAATCTTGCTCCGCAACAATTACTGAATCTACCACACTATCAATTACGCGGGCAAAATAATTCATACTATAAAGTTCCCCGAAGTTGTGAACGTGTGGTACGTATATCCACCGGCAGATGTAACGGTTCCTCCGGTGGCAGCCTGTGCTCCTAAGTAACGAATAACAACCACGCCCGATCCGCCCGCTGCTCCGGGGTAAGAAACATAAGCACTTCTACCGTTACCGCCTGCTCCGCCACCCAACCCGTTTGTCCCGTTACTCAATGAATTTGGCGCAGTTGTTCCATTAGCTCCGCCACCCGCACCACCTGCACCGCCGCTTCCTGTGGAGTAAGTTCCGCCACCACCGCCCCCTCCGTAGTAAGTGCTATTTGCAGGCCATAAATAACCAGCGCCGCCAGCGCCACCATTGCCTTTGTATCCTGTTGCGGGAGAACCGTTGTTTCTTGCGCCGCCTGCTCCTCCAAAAGCCCATGTATTGTCACCGCCGCCCGTATAACCATTGCCACTTACTGCTGTTGGCGTTCCGCCTGTTTGAGATACAAAAGAACCCAAAGAGCTTGTCCCGCCCGTAGTATTAGATGCACCACCTGCGCCTACCCCAATGGCAGTAATTCCACCGAGGTAAGCCGTACCTGAGGCTACACCGCCACCGCCGCCAGCAACTGAAATATATGCCGCTTGGCTGCCGCCGCCGCCGCCAGCAACAACTAGGTAATCCACCGTCAAAATAGTCGGCGCTAAAGCTATGGCTACCAGATTTCCGGGTATGCTCATGATACGTTTTTAATTAAAGAACCTAAGATTTTGGTACTGTCTGCTACGTAATATGTAAGATAGTCTACGGCGTTTGCCGTCGTAGTTAATACGGGAACCGTAGCATTAGAAAATTTCCAGTATGTACCAAACGAAATAGTCCGACTGCCTGTGGCGTCCTGAGTAATGACAATTACGCCGCTTTGCCCCGGCACAATGTTCGTGGGGTTAGCCAAAATTACGTTGCCTGTTAAGGTGACGCTAAAGTTGTTGGATGTTGCAAGGTCTGGGGTTACGGTAGACGCATATGTTAGCGCTGACACCGTACCACTCTGACCCTTTGTGTAGGATTGAGTTTGCTGCAGTATTGCCGCAGTCCCCGTCACAGCAGGAAAAGTAATAGTTACGTCAGCCGCCGTAGAAGACGGAGTAAGGACAACCGCGCCACCGAGAGCAGATTTAAGATTTATAGGCATATTCAGTCCTTATTCGTACAAAATGTTAACTGAACCAGCGTCAAAGGTATCTGTGCCGTTGACTGTGGTGATGCGAACCCTATCCAAGACCCCTGCAAGGTCAATAGTCCCTATTGCGTTAAATATACTATCAGAAGCAGGGCGAGAAAATAAACCTGTAATTGACCACTTGTTGCTACCCAACAGAGTTAGCGTAAACGCCCCACCTAATACGGCAGCGGCGTTATCTACATTGATGCCAATACCAGATGTGTAAGACGCAATTGTTACTGCTGAACCGTTTGTAAAGCGAGCACCAGACCCTAAATACCCTGTGCTTGTAATGCTTCCACTTCCAAGTTGTAATACCCAATTTGATGACCCACTAGTACTTACCCCATTTAGCACCACAGTAATTCGTTTAACCCAAGACGGGATGCTGGTAAAGTCAATGCTTGTGCCTGATGTAGAAGCTACAGCAGTTCCGGAGGTAATCGAACCTCCCTGAATTGTTTTATTGGTCAGCGTCTGGGTTGTATCAGTACCTACTAAGGTAGTGGTTGCCGCAGGTACGGTTACCGTGAAGTTGCTGGCTGTATTTGTTGGTATTAGCTCGATGCTGCCGCCGCTTGCTGCTGAAAGTTTAACGCCCATGATGGTTCCTTTTAAGCTACGAGCTTTGAGTATTTAGCCAAAAGAGGCCGAGTATCGTGATCCCAAGGGTGGTATCCGGGTTTCATAAATGCAATCCAAGGCAGGAACGTAGAGTACACCATACCTCTGCGCCCAAAAAGGAAACTCATGCCATCCCGCAGAGTACGCCACTTCCAGAACTGTTTGTCGTGCATTAAGAGCTTACAGGTAATACGCAGCACACGCCCGTTAAATACCCCCGCAACAAGAAACAAACCTACCGTCCGCAGTAAGAACTCGTTAAACCCAAGGCGGTCTTTCATGTCGTACCACATATCTAGGGCTACGCCCTTATGTTCAATTTCTTCTATACCGTGCCACTGCCACGCTTGTCGGAAGTGTGGGTGCATCTCTGCAAGGAGGTCGGGACGAGCTAAAAGGTACTGGAAGAACACCGCAGCATTGTGCTCGGCAAGGGTAATGATTGCCATCCATAGGCGTTTAGGGATGAGTTTCAATCGCCGCTGCATGTTGGCTCCGTTGCGGGCATCAATCTCTGTTGCGGGAAGTCCTATCTTCGTAAGCCACCCGTTGTACTTTTCATGAGAATGGGAGTGCCAATGCTCCTGCGCCACCAACATTTTTGACTGCTCAAGTATTTTTGGGTCGGACACAAAGGGTTGAAAGTCTTTAATTACGTGCAGCAGCGCACGTTCTCCGGACGGGATTAACGCGCCAAAAGCATTCATGAAATGCGTTTTGAACGGGCTGCCGCCAAACCAATAGCGTGGTAATTCCTGATCCCAATCTTGTTTTAGGGATACTGACTCGAACTCAAACTTTTCCATACGCACCTCTAAAGCGATTTGTAATCTTCTGCACTGTAGACTTCAGTGTCATAGACAATAACTTCAGTCCTATTGCAAGGGATATAAGCATTTTACTTAACCTCGGCTTTAAAAACTACAACTCGCATAGCAGTATTAGCTTTGATGGTTGTAGCATTGTTCTCCGTGGCTAACACCGCATTTTGCGTGTAAAGCTTATCGCCTACCAAATAGTCCGAGCCAAGTGTAAATATGATGCTGCCTACCTCTACCGCAAGCTCTTCGCTTGGCAATAGGTCTGTAGTAGCAAAATTTACTTTGTACCCGGGGAACGGCTGTACGCAGTTAAAACGCGTGTCGTCTTGGAGGATGTCTAGCTTAACAACTTTTTTGCCCCAAGCAAACTGCCGTGGAAAAACTGCTCCGAGTTCGTCGCATTCAATGTCTTGCGTATCGGTTCCCGGGTAACTAACTTTAACTTTGCCGTTAAGCAGAATAGTTTTGATGGGGTTTGATATCTCAGTCATTGGCTCTTGCAGCGTAGTCAAGTTGCTTTCGCCAAAAAATTCATAACGCGTAGCCGACACCCCTAATTTTGCTCTAGGATATAAAACAGCGGGGTTGATGATGTAAGCCATTTATAAAACCTCCGCCGGTGCGGGATTACTTACAAATGTTGGTTCTACCAACCTAGACTCAATGACCGTTAGGTGCTCGGTTCCAGTAGAAACTGTTTGCGCTGGTAACACCGACTCCTGCACTGTTGGTGCTTGCACTAAAGAATTGATTTCTTCAAATCCTAAAGCAGCGGCAACTTCTTTCTTGCGCTCAATAAGCCATGTCGGGGCACGAACACGGATTTCCGCATCAAGAATTTCACCTGTAATAAACGCCCCATTAACTACAGGTACATCAATTGCATATGTGCCAATATCAATATTTTCACTTGAATATGTAACTTGGATTTGTCCAAGCTCTGCGTTTGCAGATACGATTTTATAGTCCATTATGATTGGCCTCCAAAAGTTGTTCCTGTAATACCTGCTCCGGCGTTAACATAAGATTTACCTACTAAGCATGCAGCTGCCGCCCCTCCCGCAGCGCTACTTGCGTTTCCTGCAGAGCCAAGTGCGCCACCGCTTGCGCCATTAGCGGTACCTGCACCAGAATTTGAACCAAGGCCACCGGTACCCACTCCTGTTTTTGTACCTGCAGTACCCGTCCCTCCGTTAGCTTGAGTCCATTGGCCGCCAGCACCCCCGGAGCCTCCACTGTAACCTTGACCGCCGCCACCGCCACCGCCGCCCCAATAGCTGGTGGTGTAATATGTTGTGTATTCGGGGCCAAATTTGCCAACACCCGTTTGTACTTGATAACTGGTTGTGTAAGCATTGCCTGTACCGCCACCGCCCCCGCCACCGCCACTTCCAACAGTTCCGCTGTTTGTAAAAGTAACGATTCTCTGTGCGTAAACTGCGTTACCACCAGAACCACCCGCTGCTGCTGTGGGTGCTCCACCAACACCGCCAGCGCCAGCAGCGCCAACTATAAACCCGTTGTTTATAACCGTTACCGTATCCGCCGGATGCCAAGAAGTATCAACAGTAAAAGCGTATGACCCCGCAGATGACGACCCTACATAAATTCCGCTATCAACAACAAAAGTTACATCCGTTGCACCAGCTAAATAACCCGACACTTTAGCCGTATTAAGTGTGTAGTTCTGAGTGTCTGCGCTAATGGTAATGGTTACATTTTTTCTACCGCTGCTAACCGACAGAACTTGTAGCATTGCAGCCATGTTATGTCATCCCGCTTCCGGCAATCATCCAAGTTGTAGCCGTCATCTTTACAACAGTTGCTAGGCCGTATTGAGCTAAGGTTCTAGTTCCGGTTGTTCCCGTTCCTGTTTGGTACATGGTGTCCGACGTTATAACAATTGTGCAAGCACCAGCATTCATGTTAATAAAAGTAACAGCCGTGCCAATTGGGAACGCTACAGAACTATTTGCCGGAATGGTAAAAGCACCGGCGCTAGTCATATAAATAGACTTACCAGAATCACCCAGCACCAATGTGTATCCAGCAGCCTGCGCGTTCTGTGTGATCTCTAGGATACCCATGTTTGCGTTAGCCGCAGGGACGGTAATAGTATACGTACTGGAAGACGCGGCAGGAGCGAGCACTGCCTGCCCTCCCCCCGATGTAGCAAGATAAACAGAGTTTGCCGCAATAGACGACGACCCCGTAATTGCACCCGTACCTGATAAAGTCATCGCCATAATTTTTCCTTAGACAATTGTCCAAACGCTGTCATTTGCAATCGTTACGGAAACCCCGCTTGCAATAGAAATTGGCCCAGCACTCATACCATTAAATCCAGAGGCAATTGTGTAGTCCGCGTTTACCGTACTGGCTGTTACCACAATGCCATTGGACGCATTAAGCACTGTTGATTGCAACTCGCCAGTAGAGGGCTTGTACAGGAGTTTTGAATTGCCCGTGTACAGAACTGTTGGTACGCCTGTAGTAACGCTAGCAAACAACGGGTAAACATTAGTCGAAGTGCTTGTGTCGTTGCTAATAGAAGCACCGGAATTTACTGTGGCCCAGCTGGGGGTAGTTCCGTCGGTAGTTAAATATTTACCTGAATTTGTGGCTTGGGATGGAAGGGAATCCACAGTAGCCCAACTGCTGTTAGTTCCGTCAGTAGTTAGATACTTTCCTGAGTTTGTAGCCTGAGAAGGAGCAAGAGCATTAAATGCTGTAGTAGCAGTAGTTTGTCCAGTACCACCGTTGGCAATTGGAAGTGTTCCTGTTACGCCTGTAGTTAGGGGTAAACCCGTAGCATTTGTAAGTGTTGCGCTAGCAGGAGTATTTAAAACAGCCCCAGCACCTAGTGTAGCTACACCTGCTACATCCAATTTACCGCTTGTCGATATACCTTCTGCGCTATCGGTAGTGATAATTTTGAGAATTCCAGCTTTGCCTGTCGTATCAATGCTCAATGCTACTGCTTCGTTGTCAGGCACAGCCCATGTTTGGGTCACAGCGGAATAGATGTTCCCGCTTGCCATAAACAGCGAATAGTTTGATGCGCCGCCAGTGGCTTGCGAATACAAGCCAATGTTCTGACCGCCAGCGTGTGCGCCTGTTGCATAACCACGAACACCAATTGCAGCCGCAGTATCAGCAGTGTTGCTTACATGACCATCACCTACAACACCAATACCACGAGTTGCGCCTGTTGTTGCGCCTGTGCCGTAAACACCAACACCCCATTGACCAGCGCCAGCCACATCGGTTGCAACACCTTCACCAGCAACACCAATGTTGTAGACGTGTGCGCTACCTGTGTTGGCCTGACTGCCTATAAATTTAGCATTGGGGAAATCGGTAAAGTTGGCGTTTGTGCCTACCAGCCCCGTAGCAAAATACGGATTATCGCCGCTTTGATATTTGTCGGTGTTAAGGTTTGTAAAATTAGAGTCGACCTCCGTATTGGTCAGCGGAGTTCCTTTAACCGAGCGAAGAACAATGGTTGACATTAGCTAATCCTTAGCTGACGGTGATTGTCCAAGTTATGCTCATCGCGTCTGCCGCGCCTTTGTTGACGACTGAGAAGACAGTGCGGCAGAGCATTGTGCCCGCGCTAGCATCGTTGAATACACCTGCCTCTGTAACAGCGCCAGTGCCTGTTCCGGCTGGAAAACTTGCTACGTACGTAACTACCGCTGCTGCTGAAGTACCACTGGTCAGCGCTACACGCGAACTACCAATAGCAGTCTGCAAAGTAGTGTCGCCAACGGCTGCGGCTGTAGTCCCGGTGCCTAGTTCCATAAACCCCATAACAGTGGCCGAAACCCCAACCATGCGCGAAGCAATAAATGTTTTGCCTGCTGTGACAACAAGATTTTTTATTTCTCGGGTATCAGTTACAGTCCCATCCGCACCGATGATGTCGATCTTGACATCGCCCGTGATTTTAATAGCGTCGTTTACCATAAAATACTCCTATTTAAAAAGTTCTGGATTCCCCGACATAATCTTCGGCAAAATATGTCAGATCGCAATAATCTTGAACGCTAACTGTACCACTGTCCGCTAGGGAGAGCAAGTCTGACAGTGCCTTGGAGTTACCTATCGCAGGGCTATCCAAGGCTAAAACGGTGTTGTTTGTGAAATCAGCGAAAGAAAATGTCGGCCCTGCGGCGTCTGACAAGTCGTTTAACGCAAAAGAATCAGTCAGAGCCTTGTCTATTGAGAGCGCAGACGTTTCACTTGCAGCAATCGTATCTGAATAAGCTGGGCTAACAAGCAGCGTATTGGCATCTGCCAAACTAGCCGTATCTGCAAAATCGCGGATAAAGATCAAGACCGTCAGCACACTATCGCCCAGCGTAGCCGTGTCGTCTAAAGATTTGCTAGAACTTAGAATCGTGTCGTCAGTTACCGCAAATGTGTCGGCGTCTGCTACTTTGGCTGTGCTAAGGCTGGTGGAATCAGCAATGTTAAAGATGTCAGTGGTGTACTTAAACCGGCCCGTTGTATCTAAATACGCTCCAACTACAAGAAGGATATACGCAACATTGGCAACTGGGGACGCACTGGTAACACCTGCTATAGGGATAACTGTAGCAACGCTCGCCCTCAGTCTGACTGAAGAGGACGCCGCAGAAATGCTATTCCCAATAATTTGTGCGGGCATTAAAAATCACTCCGCACCTTGAATTTCAAAAGGTCATAGACAGTCTGAATCTGGCCGTCCGAAAACGTAATCTGTATCTCACCCTCGTAGTCACCAGCATCGCCGGTTAGCATTTCAGGAGCCGAAGATGGATAGAAGACAACGACTCCATTGGGGCCATCGGTTACAACGCCCGTAACTGTTGCTTGCAAAGTAGTAGACCCAGCGGCCCGGAACTTCAGCAAAACCGTAGCGCCCGTCAAAGCAATGATTGCACCAGTCGTGTCGTCTGTAATTGAACAGACTACTGCTGGGCGGGTATCGTCCTGAACTAACCTAATTTTGTCAACCATAATTTACTCCCTATGTAGCTACAGCACCGCCGCCAGCGGGTACGGGGGCAACACCAACAGTGCCTTTAATCTCAACACCCAGAGCGTTAGCAAACACAGAGTAGTGCCCGGCGGCTCGGGTAGCATTTCCTGCGTATTCCGCATCTTTGGTGAACGCTCGATACAAAATGTAATCACATAAAGCATTTGCGTAGATATCGGGTAAGCTGATACTTCCAGTAACCGCAGTGTATAAGGAACCCACAGCAGGTTCAGTTATATCCACAGGGTATGCTGTATACACAATGTCTATCTGCGCGGCAGTGGTAGCTGGTGGATAAACATAAAACTTCTTTGGGTCTCTCGGATCGTACATAAAATGCACAATATTTACCGAGCTTGTAGAGTCGTGCCAGCCGGGAGACTGAACGTCCAGCAGCTCGCGGTTTACCATCCGAACAGCTTTCTTAGTACTCGAAGCGGCAGAGTTTCGGATTACCGAAATTAGTTTTACGCCGTTGGTTGGCAGTGATTGTTTTGTTCCGGAGATACATGTAACCGTTGCGTTGGTCGACATTGAGTCCGGGCGAAAGACAATTACTTCTCGCTGGCCATCATTTAAATAACGCACCAACTCAGCAATAGACCAGCGAACGGAATCAGCGTCCTGCAGTGTTTCTACAGCTCGTTGAATAATTGATTGCGCGGTAGTAGCCATAGTCACCTCAAGCAAAAGGGCGAGAACGAACTCGCATGGAACCACGGATTAGACCATAGTTTCCTTCGATCCTAGAGCTATTGGTCTGCCGAGCTGCGCTATCTAAAAGATATTTAGCTTGAGCAAAATTGGTAAACGGCTGATCCGGCATTTGCATGGCTCTGGCTATAGCGCCGGAAACAATAGGGTCAATCCAGATGTTGTAAAGATCGTCTTCAAGTAACGTAGCTGTCCTAGCAGGGCGCAAAGTTACGCCAACTACTACCGGGTAAACGTCATCCGGTGGAGGTGAAAGCCGTAGCGTAAATGTAGAGCCTGTGCGGTCAGTATAAAAACCACGAGGGATAGCTCGTGCTGTTTGCAAGTCGTTCTTGATGACTTCAGCCATTCCGGGGGATAGCTCTTTGCCATCGACGGCAACACTCATCACACGGGCAATGTCGTGCTGAGAAGACGGGGGGTCTAGGTCGTACTCAATAGCACCAGCACGGGTGTTAAAAGTGTCTAGGTTTTCTCGGAGAGTCAGCGAGTTTTCGCAAAATTCGATGGCCGAATTTAAAATGACTTGATCCGCCATTGGCTCTGAGCAGCCGGGCAAATACGGCATTACACGCGGATAAAAGGCGCTCAGAGCTTTCATACAAGACCTTATTTGTCGGTAACTGGATCGAGCTCTATTTCAGGCTCAGCCGGGGGTTTTACCAATTCTACCAGCGGGGCTTTCTTTTTGCTAGTTTTTACTTCTGCTGGGACTTTGGCTGGGACTTCTGCTACCAGTTCGTCAGCCACAATATTGGAATGGAGGTTAAGCAACTCTTGGCCTCGTTCTGTAGGAACCCACTCGCCATCCGCTAATTCGGCCAATATGACTATCTTACTATCAATACTAGCGCGAACTTTGTTCGCCAGAATTTCGCCATTAAGACGTTCCATCAGGTCAAATACATTCATTCAAAACTCCTATAAGGAGTAAGGGCCCCCGAAGGAGCCCTTACAACGCCATTAGGCGGGGGTAGCTACAGCGCCGTAGACTGCAATCCAAGACAGGCCGTCTGTGCCCAATTGGATGAACTCAGCAACTTGCTGTTGTCCCATAACCAAAGCGGCGGTAGTCGCTGCACCATTGATGGTAGCACCGGTGTTAGGCCATACTTTGATGTCTTGAGCGGAGTCAAGGTTAGCAACAGTAATACGATCACCTTGACCGCGACCTGCTGGCAGAATAACACCGTCGTTGTCAGTTCCGACAACAGTAACAGTGTTGATAGCGCCGGTCAGCGCGGTAGCGCCTGCAGCAGTTTGAGTTGTACCAGCTGTCAAAGCAGTGGTTACGCCGCCGACAATGCGGCCAAAAGAAGTAACATTAGGCATTTTAAATCTCCAAAAAAATAAAGTGTTGGAAGAAAAGGGGCCGAAGCCCCCCTTCATTTAGCTGGCAGAACCAACTTGAGCCACAACCAAAGCTTGAGGCTTAACAGTCTTACGACCATAAACAGCCAAACCACGGACGATATCGCCGAAGTCTGTCTGGTTACGCAAAGGCTCAGTCTTGTTCACAGTCATTGCAAACGAAACAGCGGCCTTAGTGCCAGCAACCATAGTGCGGCGAGCTTTAGCGCTAGCGACAGCAGCACCGGTAGAGGTGTCGGTCAAACCAGCAACCAAAGCTTTACCAGCAGCGCCGCGAGGCAACAAGTTAGACACGTAGACCGAGAAACGATCCAACATACCAATCTTGCCGGTACGAACAACGCTTGACTGGTCACCAGTGAAGTACGCCTGAGCGATGCTAGATTGCATCAACAAGTGACGATCATAAGGAGACAAGATCAACCAGCGGCCGTCTTCAGGAACGTTTTGCTCATCCAACACAGTAGACATACGCAAGATAGCCTTGAGCACGTTTTCTGGGGTGGCTTGGTCAACTGGAGTTACGTCCGAACCAAGGTTATAAGCAGCGGAGATAGCACCGGCGGTAGCGCCGACGTTAGCTGAGTCAGGGCCTTCAGTCACGAATGAATTGAAGAAAGTCTCATTTTCAATCTGAATTTTCAGCTGTTTAGCTGCGTCTTCAGTGAAGATGTTCATCAAGTTCATATCAGATTGATATGCCAACACATCATTGACTTGCACGCCAAAGTATTTACCTTTGGTAACTTGCATGTCTTGATAGATTGGAGTGGGCACTTCATAGTTCAAGCTCTGACCAACGGTGTAGTCGGAGATTGTGATAGTGGGAGCCAAACGGATACGGATAGTATCGCCTTGGTTCTTCAATTCACCTTCGTAATCAGTGTTGCACACTTCAGACAGCATGGTGTTTTGGTAGAACTTAGCAAGTAACTTTCCAGACCACAGAGTGGGGATAAATGCACCGGAATACGAAGTAGACGTATTGAACGGGGCTTGGACGGGATAAACAGCAGCCATAGGGCCTCCTAAAAATTAAACAGGTTGGATTAGGCTGCTTCGTGGTTTACGCAGTTACGCGGTTCTCCATAAAGGCAGCATCAATTTCAGCTTCAAGTTTCCGTGCCTCTTCGTGTTTGCCACTGCTCGCCAGATTAGCCGCTTTCAAGTACATCTTCTGGACAGCTGCGTCCGTATAGATGCGCCCTTGGGCAGATATCGGCGTAGAGCCTGCAGCGCTACGATTCGGCTGGATTTGACGTTCCAGTTCAGCGGCCTTGTTGCTTGGTTGCTCTACGGGAGCTACGCCTTGGCGGAACATTCCCACATAGTATGCAACGGCTTCGGCATCGCCTCGGTTGAACGCTTCTTGTGCAACGGTTTTTCGAGGTGCTCTGAGCAGAGGATCGGTTTCGTTCAGCCAATTAACCCAACGCTCATCAGCGTTAAGGGCGTCAAAGTCAGGAACCATACGATGTAACCGCTGCTCAAAGGAGGCTTCGGAGACTTGAGTGCCAGTAGTAGTCATCTGCTCGCGCAACTTGACGTTTTCTGACCGTAGGTCTTCGATATCCTTACGAAATTCCATTGCCACTTCGCGGGCAACTTTGCGTTGGACTTCAATTAAGTCCGCACCAAATGCTTGAACATCATCATCCGTAACCAGTTTCTCCTGCGTAGCGGGCTTAACTTCTGGCTTAGGAGCTGCGGCGTCACGTTGAATTTGCTCAACGCGGCCGGACAACTCTTTTACCTGAGAGTGTAAGCGAGGTACTTCGGCGTCATACATACCTTTAAGCGTTCGGTATTTCTGCTGCCAAGTATCTTCCGGTACTTCCGGTTCAACTGGTTTTTCTGGCTTAACCTCTGGCTGCGCAGCAACCGGTTCAGGGGGCGGGACATTAGTCTCGGGCTCTGTTGGTTCGGGTTTACCCTGTAGGGTTTGCTCGTCACTCAACTGCTTTTCGATAATTTCCAGTTCTCTCAACTGGGCTTCAACTTGCCGTGGTAGGGCCATTACTTACTCCTTAAGCTCCAACTCTGTTTCGGGCTCCTACTTCGGTCTGCCTTACGCATAATGGTTTGCCAAGATTACAAAAATACGAGTTATTTCACTCGCTCTAAAATCTCGGGCGATTTTTCAACCGCTTCGAGAAAATCGGCTAGGACTTCTGCCCGACCTTGAAGGCGATACATCCTGATAGGTTCGTCTGCCGACACTAGGGAAGATTTAACTTCCTCCAGCTTCGCTCTAAACAAACTTAACAGGGCTTCGCTTTCTGGCTGCTTGCAGCGAAATAACGCTTGCATGTGCTGCCGATCCGGTTTCGCTCCTACAAAAATTTTCATATGTTGTTTTTATATCACTGTTTTTTACAACAGTCAAGTAAAAAATTTATTTTACATGCCGTTAGGTCGTGGGGAAATCATATTAGATTCGCGCCCGCCAACTTGTGACCCATCAGGCAACATGTTTTTTGGATCCATTTGCGGTTGCATAGGTTGCTGTGGAGACCCACCAGCGTTAACTGTTGCGCCCTGCATTCCCGCCACGATACCTTGAATCTGTTGCTGCAACTGACCAATCATTTGTTGCTGCTGTTCCACAACAGTGACTTGTTTGCGATCCGGAATAATGCGGTCAACATTCCCGCTGAGGTTTCTAGCGGAGTCTCTGAGCAGTTCGGCCGTACCGTTAAGTCCAACAATTTGCTGGGCTACTGGACTGTTGAGTACCAACTGCAGGAACTCGTTTCGGCGGATAGCTTCAGCTTCCTTAATAACTAGGCTAGAAGCCCCGGTAGCAATAATATTTACGTCTCCGATCAAGTCTGGGTCTTCGCTATACCGCAAGTTATCTTGGTACAAACGCTCAATAGCAGGCATGATTACGTTCTGGTCAATGTTGCTGATGACCTGTTTAATACCTTTTCCGGCATTGGAAATCAGCATCGACAGACCTGAAGATGTACGCCCCGCGCCGGGAGAACTTTCGCCAGTCATGTACCGAGGAATCATTGTGTCTTCGTCTGCGCGGGCCGAGAACTTCTCAAAGACACCCATCAACTCATTGGCATTGCTGCCCGGCTGGAAGAAGCTAAGAGGCGCAGTATTGTCGTTAAAGTCCGAAGACTGAAACTGCCAAATCTTCCAAGGGTGCATATCGGTAATGTCTTCGCCCGGGGGTAGGCGCGAAATGTTCACACCGACTTGGGGGCCAGAGCTGATACCCATGTTGTTTGCCAGAGAGCGGGCTGATGCGTTTACCATCGACTGAGAGTCGCGGCACAAATCAGTTACGCCTTTACCGTCAACCGCACCGGGTACATTTTCGTAAGAGGTTAGGTAGTATGGTTTGCGTCCCAGCGGGTCGTAGTTCAATACCGCACGAATGACAATGTTGCCGATCAACCACACTTCGCAAGGGTAGTTAATAGCTGCGTCAGGAATTTCTTTTTCTGTCAAACCCCATTCAAGAAGCAGACTTCCTTTTACAGAATCCCACAACTGAATGGCATCAATCAAGTCGCCGCTGATGATGGCTTCAGTAACGTATTTGCCCTCGGCCTGAGCTTTGGATGCGTCAGTCCACAACCACTGCTTCATGCCGGAAGTTGTAAAGTCATTCAGGACAGTGCGAATGGCATCGTCGTTGTATCCGGGCACACCCAAGAGAGCTTGCAGCTCATCTGCTGTCAGGCGGTGACGCTCAATCACGTAACCATCGTTAAGTTCCCAAGCCCACGGAGCCCAGTACAAATAAAACGGATCGACGCGTTCCCACTCGTTACGAATCTCTTCGACTGGAACTAACTTGCCATCCTGCCACTGCAACGTCTTGCGACGGCGTTTTACAGGGCCTTTTAGCACTGCGTAAGGGAATGTGACGATATCGTCTAAGAACTCGTTAAACGCCTTGTACCAACCGCCTTCACTAAGCTGGTCTTCCATCTTGCGGCTCATACGATCTACGCGGTCGTTGGCTTCTTCACGAAGACTGCGTTCAGCTTCGTCTTTCATCTGAGTAGCAAACACGCGAAGCGTTTCGTCATCGGGTTTCTGACCGCCCTGCTCCAAGTGCGTCATCAATTCTTGCGTGAGTTTCTGTTGCAGACTAGCCATCACATCGGGCGGCATAGTTGGGTTTGGTGTCGCGTTGATGGCCCAAGGCTTGTCAGACCCAGACCCAAGCAACGTATCGCGCAACCAGCTTGTAGCAGCGCGGCATTTGACCGATGTCAGGTTAATAAAAATATCAGAGCCGCCCTGCTCTTTAATTTCTTGCGCTTTTTCCGGATCGTACTCACCGTTGCGCTGACGCAAACACGCCAACATGCGTTCTTCAAGTTTTCGTTTGGCAATGCGGGAACTGTCCCACCGTTGACGAACGTGGGCTGCAAGCCCCTGAATTACTGGGGTGTTCTGCATTTCCTGACTGCGGCGTTTTGATTCCGCTTCAAGGTCAGAAGCCCGAGCAACGGGTATAAGAGCGATACTCATGTGTTAAATCCTATTGTGCAACATCTGTGGCAGGAATTTGGGCGAATTGTACTCTTTACCATACATTGGTCAAGTATATATGTATCCGGTTGACTTTATTTCTCGGCGTTTCTGGCCAAACTCAGCACCCCGGATGTTCATATCCATCACCGAATCGGCGTACTGGTTCGCGTCGTGGCAGTGAGAAAACTCGTTTTTGTCCGGTTTATCCTCGATTTCACCGTTTTTCTTGATCTTGTAGCGGTACCCGTACCGAAATCCTTTTATGAGCTGAACGCAACCCGGGTCAATCAGGTACATGGCTTTACCCTCCATCTGCTGGCTGAGTAGGCGCTCCACTGCCTGAATCCGCAATTCTGGCTTGTTTGTCGGCGGCCGCACACACTTAAACCCTGCCTGCTTGAGCACATCTACAAGCGACATCTCGTTCTGCTGCTGTTTGGCAAACCCAGCTGGGTCAGGCGCACACAGCATGGTACACCCTTGCAGGTGATTGGCAATAAACGGATTGAGTTTAGTCCGAACAAAAGTCTCTATTCCCATGTTCTCGGACACCAGCTCGGCCAGCGTGACTACACGCCCGCGAGGGTCTCTCTGCTTAAACACAGCCGCCGGGGTTCTACCAAAGTCTATACCAATAATCACTGGGTAGTCCGCGCTGCGTATTGGTTTTATGGGCTCCTTGGCTACGTGGAAGTCCGCTGTAAATGTCTTCTCGTACACCGGCGTACCGCTCAAGCTACGGCCGTATTCAGACCGCAGATACACACGTAACCAGTCCTCGGTCTTACCCGGGATCAAGTTGGGGTAGTACGCTTTTGGCAGGTGGTCGTAGTTGTCGCACTCTGGATTGACCGCCCACTCTCCGCCGTCTTTGTCCAGCAGTACCTCTTCCGGTTCTTCCTGAAATTTATCCAAGTACGCGTCCGGCTTCAAGATGGCTGTCGGCTGTTTGTAAATCGCCCAGTTCGATGGGGGACTCTCCATCTTGTCGTGCCACCAAGTGTCCTCGTCCGGCATGTTGGTATCGAACAACGCACACGACCGCGTGGGCCCACCGTCCTTCATTGACGGATACCTGTTCAGACGACCGAGCAGACCATCAACAACGTCTTGGTGGAGCTCCCTTGCCTCGTTACCCCAGATAAAT